CTTCCCAGGGGCCGTTCGAACACGACAACCTTAGGATAGTATGGCAGTAATTCAGTAGGAAGGCGACGAACATGGCTGTGGCAATCGAACCCATCATTGATAGATACAGGGTTTTCTATGAGGATGGGGATGGCAAAGGTGTGGAATTGGGCGAGATATACTTTTTTAGTGGACAATGGATTTTCAAATCTTTCGGAGAGGAATATACTATCGACACACTCAAACTGATTATCAAAGAGATGGAAAAATTGGAGACTGGGAACAATTAGGAGGACGACGAAGATGGACGGAGATGATATAGATGAAATGGACCAGAAAGACATACATTACAGGGATGAATAATTACTACATCGCCGAAGGCAATAGATTAAAGTTCAATGTCGCCAAGGAGATGTCCAAAGGAGGCAGGACATGGTCCCTCACTGCCTGGAAGAAGCACTCTATGGGGGACGTGAAGATTGAGATGAGCGGTCTACCTAGATTGTGGATTGCTAAGGGTATCGCCAAGTATCTAGATGATAGATTTGCATCGGGCGATTGTTTATGAGATTCCTGACCGAAGACAGGTTCTTCGGGGTCATAATATCCCAGAAGCACCTCGAAACAATGGTCGAATTCGCACAGAGCCGCAAGCCCAAAGAGACGGGCGGCTACCTAGTTGGCTTCTATGATATGAACCGGCAATATGCCGTAATTACTGATGTTTGGGAAGGTGACGGTGAAAGGGATTATAGGAGCTACGTTTCACATTTAACAGACAAAATGAAATTAGACCTTAACTCCTTATGGACATCTTCGTCGGGCACCCTGTACTATGTTGGTGAGTGGCACACACATCCCGGCGGTCCTTCGATTCCTAGCACACAAGATAACTTGGCTATGTCAGAAATAGCTGCTAACAAAAAGGCCGAATGTCCTCAGCCAATTTCAATCATTTTAGGTAGTTCAATGACAAACCCGTCCGAGGAACTTGGTGTTTACGTTTATCCGGGTGGGGAGAAAAAACAAATGAAGCTTGCGGAGGAACCCGATGCCGTTTGAGATATGGGATTGTGGTGAAAAGAACCTAATTAACGTTGTTGATACCCGCGAAGAAGCTATCGGTATTTGCGGCAACCATAATACGCCCAAGTTCCGATACGCTAGGGAGCAAGGCATACCTTGGGCTTATATGCTTGACGAATTATTGCATTTCAAAGAGGTACTTACATGAGAAGCCGAAGAAGCAGAGACCGAACTTATTCGGGCAGACAACGGAATCGCGGCCCCCTGCACTGGTGGGAAAAGCAAAAAGTTTTTGGGAGATGGCACAAATCCCACCACCTCAAGAGACGTGGGCGCAACTAAGAATCGAGCCGGCTTGATTGAAATTCCACAGATATCTTACTATGCAAAAAATTTGATTTTGAGGTCGTCCTAAGACTCCACGGGGATTCTTATGAGTTTCGCTGATTTGACACACAAAAAACCGGCGTTGAAGCAACATGGCCAACGCGCGAAGCCAAAGTACAAGCGGCTCTTACAGAATACAATGATGACCTTTGATAGGAAAAAGACATGGCTTCACTGTTACACGTGCGGCGTGGTACTTACTGCCACTGAGCACCATTGTTGTAGGGTTTGTAACCCCGAACAAACGTGTTTGGAGAAATGAACATGGGCAAAAAACGAACACCTTGTTACAAGGATGAGTGGGTACTAGTAGAGTACACCGCGGAAATAGAAACATATAAGATGCGGGTTCACGGCGGATGGATTTATAAGGACATATATAAATCAGACCCGCCCGTAATAACAATGATATTCGTTCCCATGTTAATGAAGTCATCACCTACTATTGTCACGCCGATATCTAAAGACGGCCTATCATCGAAAACAGGCATTTGATAGCATGAAACGGCAAACAATGGAACATCCGTGCACAGAAAACTGCGCATTTAAGTTAATGTGTCCGGACCCCGAGAATTGCCAACTAGGCAAGAAGCCCAAGAAGAGATATACTAATGATAGGTTGAAATGGGGAATCTAGTCAACGGTAAAGACCAACTTGACTTTCCTTCCCTTTTCCCCCTGTGCAGTTCTCAGCACTATTCTGCCTTGGCGTTCTAAAGCAGACATCAGCCTAGTCGCCTCTTCGTAGTCCATTCCCATTATACCAGTTAGGTGCTTCTTAATATCTGTCGCAGAACACCCCGCCATTTGTCGGCATACCCAAAACACTTGGCTCGTATCTGCGCCGGCCTTAATATCTAATCGCCATTCTGCCTCTAGCTGAAAGAACTTTCTAATTAAGTCTGTTGGTTTGACGACCAAAACTGGACCGGGCTCCTGCAAAGTAGCCAAGGTCAAGCCTGCCGCGATTCGCTCATAGAGAGCTTCCTCGAAATGCGGTACTTCCATTTTATCTAACATCGAATAAAATGCGTCCGTGTATTCAATCTTCTGGACCTCTTTCGCGAAGTCCATACACTTAGCAATTTCCTCTTTAATCTCGAACAGTAGTTCCTTCGGCGGAATTATGTTTTTGCCCTGTCGCCTCATTTTCCGAATGAGGGCCTCCTCAGCCAAAGTGGGAATGAAATATATGAATACGAACCGCCGCGCTAACCCGCTTGCGAGATTAAACTTCAACGGCTGGCTACCCGTCCATAGAGAGGCTTGCGTCATATATTGGATGCGGCCCGGTGCCAGCCTTTTACTCACAAACCCCGAATCTAGCGAAGTTAACATCGCACTTTCTAGGCTCATCGAGTGCTCTTGTTGCATAAGAGCAGTTAGCGCCGAAAATTCATCGATAGCCAGAATGCTTTCGCGATGTTCCCACGCAGCACCCCGATTCTCTTTAAATTCGCCCCCTTCCATCCTGAATGAACCTACGAAACCAGCTTCCGTCATGCTGCCTTCAAAGGCAACAGGAATCAGTTCACTTCCCAAAATACTGAATTTCCCATCGCAAAATTTACTAAGCATTAGGGTCTTGAAGAACCCGGGGGGCGCGATGAAATAAACATGAATGCGAAGGTTAGCGACCCTTCCCTGTTCAAAATGAAATTCTCTCTTCTGATTCTCAATGTTCAATAAATGTGCACAAATCGACGCGATATAGGGTGGTGCGAACTTTTCAGCGAGCGCTATTTTACACTCATCGAAGTATTGCAAAGTTTTTTCGAATAAGGTCACGCTATTCCCACTTTTCGTTCATCATGCGATTCAGGTTTTTAACCTGATGCTCGCCCATCCCCTTGATGGTTTTCACCTCTCCGGGATGTTTACGAGCCGCGCGACCAACGTACCTCAAACAACCATACTTATCTAAAAGTTTTTTTGCGGTGTCTGCAGTAATGCCGGGTACGAGCCTTAGCGCTCTACTCGGGTGGAATCTCTTATATTTCGGCAACTTGCTCTTACGCTCCCGGAACTTGCCTTCCGAAACCTTTTCACAGTACCGAAATGAAAATTCAATAGCGTCAGTTTCATCAGGGAAACAATAAATCTCTACACCAGAGCGTGCTGCAATGCTGGCTAGAGTCCCCCATATTCGATTCTTGTTGAATTTCGTATACTTACTAATCTTAACTTGGATTTCTGCCAAGTCTCCAAAAATAACGACCATTGGGTGATCGTGATAGGCGACCAATTTGTCAATTTGCTTAAAGAATCGCGGTTGTTCGTGCCTATTTGGCCGAGTCGTTATCGCCTGGTACAAATCGTCCCACCTTTTCTTTTCGATTCCGACTACATTGCGGAAGGGCTTCTCATCGACCTTGCGCAGAACGACATCTGCCTGTAGGGCTTCAACCTCATAAGGGATACTCTTGAGGTCGTATATTGCCAAGGTTTTCGGTTTTTCGCGACTATCGACTAGGAACTTATATCCTTTCTGCAAAGACTATCATTCCCAACCCATATTTTTCCTCTGATACTATCTTATAATCGTTGCGAATCAGTGCTGTGCGATATAATGATGCCAAGACCTGAATATCGTTCTGGGAATAACTTTTCCTCGGTCGAGCATTACCTAAATCGGGATAAAACACTAATAAATGTTTTGGCTTGTAGATGAACAGATTGGCGAGTTTTGCCAATTTGTACGGTAACCAGTTATCATTCTCCAATGCCCAAAATTCACTATAAACTTCAGCTGATATGAAACATCTATCCATTACGACGCCCTTGGATTCCATAATCTTTGCTTTCCAAGAACTCAAAGCGCGCTCGAATGCCATTAACAACTCAATGATATTTCGCTTAAAGGGGTCTCTGACATCAGACCATCGGCGCGTATGAGGGTTAGCGTGTACATATATTCGCTCTCTGTGGCTGAGGTGTTCGTTTATGTACGTTGTCTTGCCCGAACCATCAGGACCTTCCAACGCAATAATCTTACACGGTTCGTGCCTTGCTCTTCGGCGCCAGCGATGTTTCATAAAGTCCTATTCTACATCGGATTCTTACTATATAAAGGTTTTGTTCTGTGGAAGGGTTAACTTCTGCCTGTAGAATACCTCACTTTGACAATCCAATACCTTTATATATTTGAAAAGCGATTTAGAATCAGACATGGAGTGTTCGGAGTTATGGGCACAGATGTAACAGTCAGTTGTGTGGCACGAACACTTGCCTAACCCTTTATATATATATTACGATATTTTGATGTTATACTTATTGACGGTCATCGAGTTATTCGTTGACAGAAGGTTTGAACATGACTGAACTAGAAGAACAGCTGAATAATCTTGGCGTCGCGACAGACGTCCAAGAAGAGCTAAAGAAGCTCATGGCGAAAGCCAAGGAGAAGCTGAACGTATCAAATAAGGATGTGTTGGCGAAGTTCAACGAGGAGGTGGAGCGGATGAAGAAGAAGCTCCCCAACGCGTCCCCTGAGATACAGAAAGCTCGTGCCTGGGCCCAACTGCGAAGCTTCTACAAGACGGAGCTTGCATCTCCTGCCAAGTACTTCGAAGGCGTTGTGCTTGGTGTCTGGGAGCCATTCGATATGGTTGCCCGGGACAGGGTAGCAGCTCTGGAGATATGGAAGGAGAACCCGGAGGATGCAGTGGCGAAGGGGTGGACAGATGACGATGGGAATCCTCTGGACCGACGGGAAGCCTATGCCAGTGGCAAGGTGAATCCCGATTTCGGGAAACCCCTTCCAAAGCAGCGTCTCATTCAGAATGTCTGGGGTATCTGCAAAGAGAAGAATACCGAGGGCGAATGGAAGAAGTTCATGATGACCCTCGGAGAGGCACTGGCGGGAAAGATAGAGACACCTATCAACCAGCCCGTTGTATTCAGGGGAAATCCAGCGAACAAACAAGATAGGCCCGGGTATCTGCTGTTGAACCCATATGCCAGACTGACCTTCGATATACAGAAGGTCGACGACTTCTCGTTGGACGCCGTTCTGGGGCTCGAGTGTCTCAAAGACGTTCATGCTGAGCTCGGCAGTTTCGAGCAGTGGCACGAGGACCACAAGGAAAACCCGAGACGTGTTTTCATGGCCGAGGCTGATGTGTCCTACGTATCGCAGCCCACAGAGAGGGGAACGATACGGCTGGTCCTTGACGACGCCTCTCTCCCGATGAATGTTGGGAACATAACCGCGTGGGTTCCACCTCACTTGGTCGAGATGATAGACTTCGACCAGGGAAGCCGCCTTGTCGTGAACGGGACTACTAATGTGGTCCAGCGTGAAGGGGAAGAGCGCAAGCAGTTCATGCTAGCCTTGAATGGCCTGTATGCGCCGCCTGAGCTCAAGGTGAAGCCCGACGAGATTCCGGGGCAGCAGCACCTAGACGCCCAACAGGTCGAGTAGTCGAGAGGCTATTCGACCTTTCCCTTTTTTGGAGGGTAACCTATGGAAGGTAAGAGCTCCAGCTCGTGGGGGGACGTAAGTCAGGATAATAATAAAGGGGAAAGCAAGGGCGAGGTGAAGGCCGTAAGCGAGACCACGGTCAACGGCTCGGAAGAAGGCATACAGACGTTTTCCGTCGAACAGGCCCGTGAGTGGTTCACAGACAACCGAAAAGTCATTGCACAGGAAGATAAGAAGGTGGTTATACCGCCCTCTCCTATCTGTGCGGCGCTGATTGGTTACGACGGTACCGGCAAAACAGGCGTTGCACTGGATTGTTGGACAGAAGAAGCAATTAAGCAAGGCAAACGAGTGGTGATTATTGACCTGGACCAGAGTGCAGCGCCAATTATCAACAGTTACCACAATGACAAGAACATCGTCCTTGCTGACCCGACAATTCTGGACTATGCCGGTGATATTGACTACGTGTCCACTCACAACAAGCTGATGGCAATCGTCGGTTATCTGGTGACAAACCAGAAAGAGGCAAACCTGCATGCAGTAATCATGGATGGTTTGGATACACTGTTGAAGATACATGAATACGTCATGCGATATCTGGACCTCAAGACCGACCCTGATACGAGGGTCGATTCATTTGATTGGGGTAAAAGAAATCGGCGTTACTTCACGGTGATTCAGCTTCTGAAAAAAATGCGATGTGAGAAGTACTATACGACCCACATCAAGGACGAGAAGGATTGGGGTTACGACGCCAATTCTAAGAAAGCAAAGAAGACGCTGAAGAAAACAGGTGAAAAGGTGGTATGGCAAGATGCAACACCTGGTCACATGTTCCAGATTGTTCGGATGGAGAAAAGGGAATTATCCGAAGGTCCCAACTCCGTGGAGATAACCGCTCACGTAGATAAGGCCAAGGGCGCCTTACAGCTCGAGAGCAACGATTACGTCGTGGGTGGCAAAACACGGGAAGGTGAACCCTTCTGGCATGGCATGCGGGAATTTTTTGACTTCTACCGCGAAGAGCACCGGAAACAGGTCGAAGCGATAAAAGTGCCCGACAAGAAGGAGTGATCGTATGGGGATGGATTTCTATGCGATTGCTCCTATTCCACACCTGGAGCTTGTGGAGGATTGCGACTTCCACATGGTTATTGGTCCCTTTTTAGAGGATAAAGAGTACCTAAACTTTTATCGTAAGATGAAAGAGAGGGGAAAGACTATCCTCTTAGATAATGGGGCCTATGAGTTCGGGGAACCGATTTCGGCGGAAACTTATCTCGAGTTTATCGAGAAGATTCGTCCGGATATTGTGGTTTTACCTGACGTCTGGATGAGCAATGAAGGCACGCGAAAAGCTGCTAAAGAGTTCATAGAGGTATGGAATAGAGAAGAGTTGCCCGCAAAGGCGATGTTCGTTCCGCAAGGGAAGACGTTCATAGATTGGGGTGATTCTTATTTATGTGGAGAATGCTTCCTCGAGAAACACGTGGATGTGATTGGCCTTAGTGTCGGTACTTGGAAAGACAAGACCGGCATAATCAGGTCGTACTTCACGAGGCATCTCGATGAGAAGAGCAAACCGCCCTTGCACCTCTTAGGACTCTGGAACGTTAGAGAACTGACGTTCACAGGCATGCGTGCTAGGTCATTCGACACGTCGATGCCATTTAAGCTCGCCGCGAAAAATCACACGCTGACGAAGCGAAGCATATGTGCCGATAAGATGGATTTTAACGGCGAACTGAAACCCGAACAAGTGGAACTCGCGAAGATAAATCTGATGGCATTGAAGGCCATCGCAGATAACCCAGGGGATTAACTTGGGATTTGAGGCGTTCTCTCAGAAGGACTTCGTCTGGATGACGGCGGACTACACCGTCGAAAAGGGGACGCCTATTATTTTTATTTTTGCACGTGATAGAGATGGTACACGACATGTATTCAAGACGCCATATAAGCCTTACTTTTATGCACCCGTCAAATCAGCTCTAGAATTAGTTGATGACGACATGGAACTTGAAGATAACTATCGGGCGATTGATGGGAAGACGGTTAAGAAAATCTTTACCAAGCTGCCTCGGGACGTTCCGATAAAGGCCCAGAAATTCAGTCACGTTTACGAAGATAAGTTAGCTTTCCCACTGAGATACTTAATTGATAAAGGCATTCGTAATTCGTTCAAAGTAGAAATAACTGGAGAGAAACGGAAGTTAGTACCTCTAGAGGACGACGTACCTCTTATTAAGCCAGTTACATGTTATCTGGATATAGAGAACGAAACGGAAGAGGGCGCAATTATCGACCCGGACGAGGCAAAATATATGACGCTTTGCATCGGGCTATCGTTCAGCGATGAACCTTCCGACCATTTCATGGTTTTGAAGGCAACAAATGAAAATGAAGAGAGGGAAATGTACCAACAGTTAATTAGTATTCTTAGAGAAAGGCAACCGGATATTATCACAGGTTGGAACATTTATTATGATATTGCGACTATCGTAAACAGAATGATCCGCCTGAAGATGGATCCGAATAGGTTGTCGCCCATGGGATTCGTTGAAGTTAAAGACCGTAATGTGCGACTCAAGATGAGCGGTATTAATGTCGTTGATTCAATGGACCTGTTTAAGAAGTTCTTTCAAGGTAAAATGTACGATAGTTACCGGTTGGAATATCTAGCCGAGAAGATTCTGAATGTACCTCAAGATAACTTTAACTACAATGAAAAGATGAACCGTCACCACGTTGACGAGGTTATCCCTTATAATAAGCGCGACGTCGTAGATAGGTTACGCGGTCTTGTAGAACACTTCTATCTTATTGATTTGTTTGATGGCCTACGACGTACTGCAGGATGTCGTTTTGAAGATGTCGTATTTACATCCATGTATACAGACGTAGCAATGCTGAGAGAATACAATGGTAAATACGTCCTCGGTACGCGAGGGAAGGATGATAAAGATGTTGACTACGAGGGTGCCTTTGTCGGAATGCCTCCAAAAGGTGTTTTCGAAAACGTGGTGGCAGTGGACTTCGCAGGAATGTATCCGAACATTATTATCGGGTATAACATGTCGCCAGAAACACTAGTGCCTAAAGAATGGGTTGAAGATGAAACCAAATATCACAAGTTCGACTTTGGTAATGGGGACATTGTTTACTTCAAGAAGGACCCTATAGGTATAGTACCTCAGACAATTCAAAAATTTATGAGTTTCAGAGGAGAGATAAAGGCTCAAAAGAATCAATTAGATAAAGAGAACCCGCTTTATAATATACTTGACCTTTCGGAATATGGAATTAAGCAAGCGATAGCTGCGATTTATGGGACATTTGCCTTTAAGGGCAGTCGTCTATATTATCCTGATATTGCGCGGTGCGTCACTGCTTCTGGTCGTGACTTGATAACTTCAAGTGCGGCCAAGATAACTGAAGTTGGGCCGGAAAGAGGATATACTGTTCTCTACGGTGACACGGATAGCCTGTATATACTTGTTGATAGTGGAAACGTAGTAGAAGAAGGTAATTATATAGAAGGCTTCCTTAATGGCTTCTTGATTGATAAAGCCAAAGCAGAAGGTAACATGCGCCCTGCAAAGCTTGAATTTGAACAAGCGTTTACTACCATTCTGTTCAAAGGCGCAAAAAAGAGGTATGCAGGTCACTGCACTTTTTGGAAGGGGAAACCAACAGATGAGATTATCGTTAAGGGCTTCGAGACAAAAAGATCGGATAGCGCCTTGATTACCCGTGAGATTCAGGGAGAAGTATTGGATAAGATACTTCATAAGAAGCCTGAAAAGGAGATAAGGGAATATATTAAGCCGATTATTAATCAGTTACCCCATATGCCGCTCAGTGAGATTGGTATTCCAAGGCGCTTAAAGAAGCCACTAGATCAATATCCGCCTGGTATGGTTAGAGGAATGGTATTCGCCGAACAGTATATGGATAAGAAGTTTCAGCCGGGTGATAGGCCGCTAATATTTTATATCCGGCGGATGAAAGATGGGTACCCGCCCCGAGTATCGTACTGGAAAGTAGATAAAAAGGGTAATAAGAAGCACGAATTTAAGCCCATTACCTGGGTACCATTAGATAGCACGGCTGAACTTGAAGATTGGTTCAAGTGTATCGATTGGAAGGAACAAACCTATAAGATTATCGAGCGAAAGTTAGAGGATATCCTCGATGCTTTCGGTCTTTCTATGAGTGAAATAAGGCATGACCAAAAACAGATGAAGTTGGTGGGTTTTGAATGACATATCCTAGTAGAACTCGGTGTAATAAGTGCGGTTCAACTCTGGAACCAGAGAAAACGGGCGATGATAACGTAAAAATAAAGTGCCCTGCATGTGAAACCAGAGAATTGAATGACAAGTTGGAGAAGGCCAATAAAGAGGCAAAAGAACGCGCTAGTGTGGTTACGGCCGAGATTGATAAAGAGATAAGAAATCAAATCAACGCAGTCATGGAGAAAATGATTGCGAATGATAATGAGAGAATTGGGAAGGCACTAGCGCAGAATATATCCTATAGATTATTCATGGGCGAACACTATGTGTTGGAGTACAACCATGATGGTTCAATCAACTTTAAACAAATAAAACCTTATCCTGGGGTTCGCGATGACGATATGCTCGTGGATATCTTTAACCGCAACAAGAGGTTCACGGACCATGCAGTCGCGAATAGCCCTAGAGAAGGGCAATTTAAGAGAGGTTTAAAGACAGGATATCGTCAGGCTCTTGATATTCTTATAGAAACCGGCTTTATGGATAGTATACCGCCTGGTTTTGGGAAGCAGGAAATACTTGACAGGTTACAGCAGATGAATAATGAAATAGAGAACGAAGACCCCTTTACTCACGAGGAAATCACCACTCTAAACATTATCGCAATGTACCGTGAAATAGGTGAATATGTCGACTGCCATAGTCTGAAATGGTGGGGCCGGGGTGTTGATGAGCTAGACCGAGAACATGCAATCGAAGAGATGATAGACCTATTACATTTTGTAATGATAGGATTCGATTTACTTGATTGTACACCAGAGGAGATTTACCACGAATACGTCAATAAGAACGATGAGAACTGGGAAAGATTTAAAAAGAAGAAAGGGTGGGGGCAGAACAATGAAACCGAATCTGGCTGAAGCTTACTATTGTGCAATACAATAAGTTGGTGGTCTAATGGAAACGAATGAATTCACAATGGAACTTCTCGGAGAAAGGTATCTTCTCAGGAATGGTGATAACGAAATCATCGAGTCCCCTGAAGAAATGCTCCAACGAGTCGCTAACCACGTGGCTTCTTGTGAGAAAAGTAAGGCCTTGCGCAAAAAGTATGAGAAAGCGTTCTTCGAAATGATGGATAATCTGCACTTTTTACCAGGTTCACCTACATTAGCCAACTCTGGTAAAGAAGGAGGGCAGCTCGCCAGTTGCTTCGTATTAAATATTGATGACAGCATGAAAAGTATCCTGAAGACACTCGTTGATACTGCCATGATTCACAAATCAGGAGGAGGCACAGGAGCAAGTTTCTCGAATCTTCGTCCCGAAGGCGACCTCATAGAGAGCACAGGGGGCACAAGCAGTGGGCCCATTTCGTTCATGCGTATGTTTAATGGGGTAACTGAAGAGATTAAACAAGGAGGTATGCGTAAAGGTGCAAATATGGGCGTTCTATCTGTAGAACACCCCGATATAGAGAAGTTTATCGAGTGTAAAGATATAGAAGGTGTACTTAATAACTTCAACATTAGTGTCGCTGCCACCGATGAATTCATGCGAAAGGCCAAGTCAGGGGGACAGATTGCACTCGTTAACCCCAAGAATAACGAAGTCGTGAAAACCATCGATGCATCAGAATTGCTTGACAAAATAGCAAAGAGTGCATGGCGAAAGGCTGAGCCTGGTATCGTTTTCATTGACCGCATCAATGAGAAACATACTGTTGATGGTGAAATAACTGCAACCAATCCCTGTGTATCTGGTCATACCCTTATTGCTACGAAGAAAGGTATGGTGAGAATGGATGAACTAAAGGTAGGGGATATACTCTATAATGGCGATAAAGTACTAAATTTTATAGAAAGAGGAGCAATGCCTACACTGCGCATAACAACCAAGGAGGGATATCTTCTCGAATGTACACCCGACCACAAAATAAGAACGGCTGGCGGTTCGTGGAAAGAAGCTGCCCATTTAGTGCAAGGCGATAACTTACGAATTCAAGATTTTATGAAGATTCATGGGTATACTAATAAAGAATCATTCGACCAAGGAGTAATAGCAGGTCTTGGTTTTGGTGATGGTAGCATAGGTGATAGATTTCAGTTCTCTAGCACAAACAAAGACTATATCGACTTAATGGAGAGATTCCTAAGAAAATATCACGGTTGGAAAGGGAACCACACCACGGTTATACAGCGAAGCGGTAATACTATAATGCGCATTACATGTGGCAAGAAAAGCATAAAGGACTTCTTTAATAAGTTCGCTCATAAATATGAACGTGTAATAGACACGTTTTTTAATATACTGGCGGAAGACCTAGACTTCCAAAGGGGGTTTCTGGCGGGGTTATATATGGCTGATGGTCATGTCGAAGATAATAATGGTAACATTGTAATATGTCTATCTACATCACGAAAGGATGTAGCACATATGGTCCAGTTAATGCTTATTAGTTTTGGTATCAAATCAAAAATATATCATGTCAAAAGGTCGGGTCATAAGACAGATGCGAAATATTCTGTACCTTCCGGGAGCAGTTATTATAGATTAAACATAGTGAGCGAATCGCGGAAAATGTTTAGTAGTATAATACCATGGCGCACGGACGATGAAAGGCTTAAGAGATATACTTATTCCGATAAAAGGTTTGTAACTGTGGATAATATCAAAGAGTGGGATACACAGCTCGTTTATGATATAACGACAGAATCACATACATTCTCTGCCAATGGGATTATTGTACACAATTGCGGTGAGCAGCCTCTCCTTCCCTATGAATCCTGTAACCTTGGTTCTATCAACCTTAGTAACATGGTCGAATCAGGTCAGGTGGACTATGAAAAGTTGTCAGGGATAGTCGAGTTAGCAGTTCGTTTCCTGGATAACGTTATCACGGTACAATCTTTCCCGTTACCAGAAATTAAGAAGCAGACGGAAGCAAATCGTAAGATTGGTCTAGGGGTAATGGGACTACAT